CCTGCCATGGCGATAACGGATGCAGCGGAGGCTGCGATGCCGTCAATTTTGACCGTGACATTGCCCTTGTAATCCATCAGCATATTGTAGATTTGAGCTGCCGCCACGCAGTCGCCGCCAGGACTGTTAATCCACACGGTGATGTCGCCGCTTCCGGCATTCAGTTCATCTGCAAACAGCTGGGGTGTAACATCGTCATCGAACCAGCTTTCTTCGGCGATGGTTCCGTTCAGATGCAGTGTCCTCTCCATCGGAGCCGTCTCCGTCAGAGCCTGATTCGTCCACTTCCAAAACTTCTTCATCGGTTTCTTCCTCCTTTCCGCTATCGTTGGGGGTTGTATTCGCAAAAGCACCCGCATCTTTCATGGGGAGCATATTGCCGTTAATGAGGTATAGGTCGCCGCCCTCCTCGGCCGGAATGCGGTCGAGGTTTTCCAGTTCACGGATATCGTTGGCGGACATCCAACCGTTCTGGCGACCAATGGCGTAGCCGTTCATGCGGCTTTGGTAATCGCCACGGAGCAGACCTTCCAGATTGAATTTCACGAAATACTCGCTTTTTTCTTCCGCAGAAAGGAGCGCACGCATAATCGACTGCTCCCACCGGATAACCCAGGGGTCCAACGTGTATTTCACAAACTCAAGGGACTGCTGCTCGATATTTGAAAAGCTCGATTTATCGAGGTCACCTACCATATGGGGCGGCACTCGGAAAATTCGAGCAATTTCATTGATTTGGAATTTACGGGTTTCCAGGAATTGTGCTTGCTCCGGGGAGATGCCGATGGGCGTGTATTTCATGCCTTCTTCCAGGACAGCGATTTTATTGGCGTTGCCGCTGCCGCCGAAGGTGGACTGCCAGCTTTCCCGGACTCGCTGCGGGTCCTTAATCGTGCCAGGATGCTCCAAGACACCGCCGGGAGCAGCACCGTTGGCGAAGAACTTGGCTCCATACTCCTCACAAGCAATAGCCATGCCGATGGCATTTCGGGCCATTGCGATAGGACTGTAGCCTACAAGACCGTCGAAGCCCAAGCCGGGGATATGCAGAACATCGGTAGTCCGCAGGGTGACTGCGAATTCTTTGTTCTTGATAGCCTCGTCCGGACCCCGGTAGTAGGTGTAGTACAGCTGCCCATGCTCATCTCTGTCCACGGACATTTTGTTGGGCATCAGCGGATACAGCGCGATGACCTCATTTTTGCCATTGCGGATAATCTGGGCATAGGCGTTGCCCCACAGGAGCAAGTGGGTCATCAAGGTCTCCCGGAACACAAAGGAACTCATCTCCGGGTTCGGCTCGTCGTGCAGGAGCAGATACAGCGGATGGTCGATTGCCTTCTCCTTGCCGCCGTCTTTGGTGTAGCGGTAAAGGTGCAACGGCAGACCCGCCACAGCTTCTGCCAGGATGCGGACGCAGGAGTATACAGCAGTCATCTGCATGGCAGAGCGTTCTGTGACGGTCTTACCAGAAGAAGATCCACCCATGTAAAAGGTGTATCCGCTGCCTGCTGTGCGATTGGAAGGCTTATCCCTGGAGCGGAATATGCCTGTGAATAAACCCATAGGGGTCACCTCCAGTTAGATATAAAAAATGCCCCGGTCATCGTAGACCGAAGCACCAGTATCGTTGCCACAGCGGATTGCACGGTCGAGGGCCATAATAGTGGCGACCGCACCGTCAATCTTTTCCGTGGACTTTTCTTTGTCCGGCTTAATGTTGCCCGCCGGGTCCGTGCGGATAAAAATGTTATCCATCATCCATCGCAGTACCGGATGTCCGCTATGGACGATTTTGCCCTCCAGCACCAGCTTCATCAGTTCCTTGCTAGGGGGACTCATATCTTTAAAGCCCTGGCCGAAAGGAACGACAGTAAAGCCCATACCTTCCAGGTTCTGCACCATCTGCACAGCACCCCATCGGTCAAATGCGATTTCTCGGATATTGAAGCGTTCGCCCAACCGCTCTATGAATTTCTCAATAAAGCCGTAGTGAACGACATTGCCTTCGGTGGTCTGCAGGAAACCCTGCCGCTCCCACACATCGTATGGCACATGATCGCGCCGGACCCGTAGAGGCAGGTTTTCTTCCGGTATCCAGAAGTACGGCAGAATGATGAATTTATCGTCTTCGTCGGTAGGCGGGAATACCAGCACCAACGCTGTGATATCCGTTGTGGAGGACAGGTCAAGACCGCCGTAGCAGATGCGTCCTTCCAGGTCGTCCTCATTGACGGCAAAGGCGCATCTGTCCCATTTCTCCATCGGCATCCAGCGCACCGCCTGCTTGACCCATTGATTAAGGCGAAGCTGACGAAACGCATTCTCCTCGCCGGGATTCTGCTTTGCGGACTCGCAAGCATCCCGGACCTTGTCGATGCCAACGGTAATGCCCAGAGAGGGATTTGCTTTCTTCCAGGTCTTAGGGTCCGTCCAGTCATCTGACTCATCCGCACCGTAAATTACCGGATAGAATGTGTGGTCGATTTTCCGACCTTCAATGATGTCCTTGGCTTTTTGGTGGATCTCGTAGCAGATGGACTTGGTATCATTGCCGGCCGTGGTAATGAGAAAGTACAGCGGCTGCATACGGGCATCACCGGAGCCCTTGGTCATGACATCAAACAGCTTTCGGTTTGGCTGCGTATGCAGCTCGTCAAAGACAACGCCGTGGGTGTTGAAACCGTGCTTGTTGCCGACGTCAGCGGACAGTACCTGGTAGATACTTCCGGTGGGCATATAAATCAGCCGCTTTTGCGAATCCAGAATTTTTACTCGTTTGCCCAGGGCAGGACACATACGCACCATGTCAGCCGCCACATTGAAAACAATGGATGCCTGTTGGCGGTCGGCAGCACAGCCATACACCTCGGCTCGTTCTTCACCGTCACCACAAGTGAGAAGCAAAGCAACGGCGGCAGCCAGTTCTGACTTGCCCTGCTTTTTGGGAATTTCAATATAGGCGGTATTGAACTGACGGTAGCCATTGGGTTTCAGCGTTCCGAAAATATCTCGGATTATCTGCTCCTGCCAATCTATCAATTCAAAAGGCTTTCTTGCCCATGTACCTTTCGTATGGCAGAGGCATTCAATAAAGCCGACCGCATAGTCAGCGGCATCCTTATCGTAGTAGGAGCCCTTGGCCATAAAGCGTGTCGGCTTGTACTTTTTCAGTTTTCTGATATGCGGTCACCTCCTCAAAAAGGGAATAAAAAAACAGCCCTTACGGCTGTAACGAGGAACAGAGCCTTGCGGCTCCATCCCTTGGCATGGGGGAAATTTACTTCTGCATCCGCAGGGCATCAATCTTGGCGCGTTCTCCGGTGGCCCAATCGGTGTAATTGGCGTTGACCTTGGTGGTGCCGGCAATCTTGTAGCCAACGTTCTCAAAGGCGACCAGGGTCTTAATCAGACCGGAGAAGGTGCTGCTGATGGTGAACTCGGTGATGCCGTTGGCATCCAGGGTGGCGGCGATGGCTTCGATGTCCTCGTCCCAAATGACCTCGTTGAAATCGAGGAGGTCGTTGCCGCAATGGCAGCTGGTCCGGTAGGCCCAAAAGGCGGTGGGGTTGATTCCCTCGGCCCGCAGGTCCTTAACCTGGTTGGCAATAGCGTTCTCAAAGGCTGCGATTTTCTTCATGGTGTGTACCTCCAAAATGTGTTGTTTTCCTTTCGGTGTACACATATTCGCTCTAAACTGCCAGAATAGCAAGTTATATCTGCGGCATAAACTACACAATGTTTTGCCGGGAATATGTGTAGTTTACTGGTCATTTCTGACCGGAACTTCGATGTAAACATCGTCGCATTCGCAACCGAGCATCTGCCCACCGCAGGCAGGGCAACGCTCTACATCACAGCCCCAATGGTGGTAGTAGCCGTACTTGGCTCCGCAGTCAGGACAGCGTTCACCAGGAATGCCCCAGCCTTCCTCGCCATAGCGTTGCCGGGGGTGCCGCTTGCCGTTGCAGAAAACATACCGGATAGAACAGCCGGAGGCACGGAGCATTTCCTTGCCGCAGATATTACACCGTGCCATCAGTCAACCACCTTCCTGCAGGAGTCTTCGCCATAGGCAACGCCTAGGCCGGACCCACAGTCCCAGTCTACATGGATTGTGCCAATGTCATCCACATGGGATACCGTACCACGGCAGCCGGGAGTCAGCTTCGTGTTGAAGGGGTCGCTCATGTGTACCAGTTCCACACGGGTACCACGAGGGTACATCTCCTTGAGCCGCTTGACCGTTTCTCTGGAAATACCGTACATTCTTATTCCACCTCCTTTGCCTTGGGGCCGGATTTGAATGCGGAGCTTCCGGTAAAATTCCGAAGCAGAATCTTCCGAGCCATCTTGTACTCTTCGCCGATGAAGCCCAGCCGGAGTAGGAAGCACCGGAATGCGTACTTCTCGTTGTCGGCAGCTTTTTCCTTGGCAACCACCCTGGTCTGATTCCGTGCCATTTCGCACAGCTTGCAGATGAATGTATCAAAGGCATTGATTTCTTCCGGGGTGGGTTCGCCGGGAAACCAGGGGAAGGACACCTTGGTGTCGGTAACCTCAATGGGCAAGCTGTCGGCACCCAGAGCCTTCTTGATAAGGCTTTCCTTGGCGGCGGTGATTGCCTTGAGGTTTTCCAGGTTCTTGTCCGTGAAAAGGGACCGAGGCATAGAAATGCAGATGCCGGAGAACTCATCGCCGCCGTCCTCTGCTGCTTCTTCGATGCTCATGTCCGGCTCAAAGCCCTCATCGTAAAGGTGCTGCAGGAGACGGTCGATGGCCTCGTCCGGCAGGGCGTTGCCGAAGTCAATCCCGGCATCCTTGTCGATGGTGATGCCGCCGACCTCGTAGGCGAAACTGGGGGCTCCGGCGTATTTGACCTGGTCGCCAGTCCATTTGGCGATGGTCAAAACCAGGCGCTTGCGTTCCTTGCCCTGTGCGTTTGTTTTTACTGTCATAATGATGACCTCCTTTAATTTGGGTAGTCACATATTCGCTCTACTCTGCACATATAGCAAGTTGTTTCTCCGACAAATAGCGTAGAATTATGTGCGGTCAGATTGTGTATAGAACACAATGCCGGACAGCACAAAAACCACGCAGGGCAACGCTACGCCATTACCCCACATTTTGTATTCGGCGGCATCCGAGTGAGGATCACGCAGCCATTTGCAGATTTGCTTGAGGGATTTGGGTTTGGAAGATGTGCCGACGATTTTGCGATGGGTTTCAAACACATCGTACCAGTACCGAAGATCCTCGGTGGTAGGCTCTGCTGTACCAAGACCGGAACACCACCAATCGGGAAAACCCTGCAGTCTGGCACACTCGGTGGGTGTCAGTCTTCGGACGGTGTATTCTGGGCTGCCGTTGATGACCGGAGGATCCTTATAGTCCGTTGCCACCAGGGTGTTTGCCAGTTCCTCCTCTGCCTGCGTAAAGAAAGATGCCTTGCTGGAACAGAAGGTGGGGGTTGCCACGGCATGGCGGTCGACGGTATTGAGGGTAAAGGAAACATCCTCGTTGATGCCGTCACCCTGGGGTCCGTTCTTGTCTTTGCGACCAATCATGGAGCCCTGGATAGCATAGCTTTCTACGA